TTCGCACTCTTCTTGGGAGCATGGCTCTTCTTTAAGAGCTAACTGACTGGCTGGGTCGTAGCTCAGAGGAGCGGGCCCTGGGGCATAGCATGGCTCTTCTTGCGGTTCTCCGTAATTATTGCACGCAGCGCCTATTGTTGGACAAATACAGCCAGGATTGCAGCTGTTGTTAGGTACATTTGGGTTAAGAATCCAAGCGTAAGGAGGAGGCGGAGGCTGCCAACCTGGCTCGTTAACTTGGAACCCTTCGCAAATAAGAAAGACGTTATTACAAGAGCATGCGTTAGGAGTCCAATAATTTGTAATTTGATCGTTACAAGTTGGATCAAAAAAACAATTATAAAAACAAGTCGCTTCACAATTTTCAACCGTGCTCGAGTAAAAATTACCAGTCGCAACATAAAATGGCGTGGTTTCAGGAGTATTTATACACGTATACTCAGTACAACAACCTATATCTCCCCCACCCCCCGTGCACCCCCCAGCTACACAAGTCTGCCCAGGGGGGCATACATTATTGCAACCGCCGCAGTTGTTTGAGTCAGTCTGAAATGTTGAGTTCGCTACGCAGGTAGTTCCATTACAGCAAGTTTCATTGTCCTCGCACGGGTCCGGTGGTTCATCGCCGCAATCACAAACTGGTTCTTCTTCTGGCATAGCTTATCCCCTTAAATTGCGGGAGGTACGTGTAATTCTTCAATCATAGTAGCATCTTGTATTGTCTTACGCCTAGCCGCAAACTCTTTAGCAAGGTCGGACCTAGCTTTGCCATAATACATAAGCAATACAGTCATATCTTGTATGGTTTCAAATTGAATTTCATTTCCTTCCATGCTGATTAACCCTGGCAAGGGCAAGCCCATTGCTGACGCCTCTCTTGCAAGGGAGAACACCCCTACAATAAGGGCAACATCAGAAGGAGTAATACCTAGGTGATAGCCCTTACCAGAGTCCCAGCCTGTCTTCTCTAAAACTGCCCAGTCACTATCTACATTTTGTAATAGCCAAGCCTTTGCTTGAGAAACCTCATCTGGGGGAGCTGAGGGTACGTAGTTCCAAGCTTGCTCTGCAAGATTAGATATAAACCTACCAGTCTCTGAAGTGGGTAAGACAGGCATAGTTACATTTCTTGTAACACCATCTGAATTTGTTTTAATTAAATTAATGTTATAGATGTCTTCTGTTGCTACTCCTGAGGCATCTATCCTATTTGTCAAAATAATACTTAAACTTAACATACTTTTCTCCTATGTTTTAATGATGAAATTAAAAACTAACGCTGGTGGAATAATACCAAATGGAGTCCCACCTCCGGTATAAGAATTAGAAAAAGAATGTGTATGAGTTGCGCTTTCTGTTCCAGTAGTCGTAGTATGTGTATGCCCGGCTGTGGCTCCCTGCGTATTTGGTGTCCCATTAGCACTTCTGTTAGCACCGTCCCTTAAGCCATAGGAGCCAAATGATCCCACGTTTCTGCCCCAACCATGAGTATGATCAGCTGATACCGTACCACTTGTAGCAGTATGCGTGTGAGTAGCGCTTTGAGTTGCCGTGGCTGAGTTGTTGGTGTGAGTATGAGAGGCCATATTGGCTTCAGCTAATGTTACTGTTTCTGCTCCTAAAGTAGAACCCAATGTTCTAGCGGTTAAAGAAGTGCCCGTCCCAGCACCTATAGGTAATCTACCCCTCATGTCAGGCAGTGTGAAGGTGTTATTAGAATTACCAGCACCAAAGGTAGTACCAATAACTTTAAACAAATTGCTAAATGCCATTCTGTTTATAGTGCTTCCGTCGCAGACAAGCCAACCACTAGGGATTGTCGAGCCGGAGAAGCCCCTTATGATACCTGCTGGGGTGACAGATGCCGTTAAGCCTTGAAACGCACTACCTTTAGGAGCGTTTGTTGGTACCGTGCTATAGTTAAAAGATCCAGCCAATTGCTCACCTATATTTTTATAATAAAATTAATAACTATTGCTGGCGGCATAATTCCAAACGCAGTTGCAGCTGTTGCAGGCGTATTAGAGTTTGTAAATGTATGCGTATGATTAGCGCTTTCAGTTCCTGTGGTGGTAGAATGAGTATGGTTCTGTTGAATGCCGCCAGTACTAGGCTGGCCCGAGCTACTAGCCGTACCTGAGTCAAACAAGCCATACGAACCCGATGTGCCGGCAGTATGACTAAAATAATGTTGATGGTTAGCAGACGCTCCAGTAACGGTGTTGCTTGTGTGCGAATGAGTAGGGCTATCCGTTCCTATTGTAGCTGTATGAGTATGAGAAGGTAAATTAGTTATAGCCAGCGTAGCAGTTTCTGCACCAGCAGTTGCTGCTAAAGCTCTTGTGGTTAGGCTAGGGCCGGACCCCACGCCCATAGGGCATCTGCCTCTAATATCAGGTAACGTAAACGTAGTATTTGAATTACCTGCCCCATAAGTCGTACCGATAACTTTAAATAAGCTTTGATAAACACTTCTGCTCACAGCACTTCCATCACATATTAGCCACCCATTAGGAGCAGTAGACCCAGCAAACATTTCTATCACTCCGGTCGGTATGACTGCAGTGTTAGATGGTGCAAACGCACTACCTTTAGGGGCGTTAGTCGGTATCGTGTTATACGCAAAAGCTCCAGCCAACTGATCACCTATACTTTAATAATGAAATTAACAGCTATTGCCGGTAATAGTATTCCAAATGCGGTCCCACTACCTGTAGTATTATTCGTAATGCTATGTGAATGAGTAGCGCTTGCATTTCCAAAAGTAGTACTATGGGTATGATCAGCGGATTGACTTCCGGTTAGCGGTGTACCAGAACTAGAACCCGTAAGGGTATCTATGATACCAACTTGCGAACCTGTAGTTCCTATAGGCTTATTATAACTATGCGTATGAGTCACGCTTTGATCTAAGCTTGTGCCTGTGTGCGTGTGTGTGGCGCTTTCTGTGCTTACTGAAGTGGTATGGGTGTGTGAAGGTAAATTAGTGGTAGCTAGTGTAGTTGTCTCTGCCCCCAAAGCTGTACCTAGCGTTCTTGCTGTTAGAGAAGTACCTGTTCCAGCGCCCATGGGCAATCTGCCCCTCATATCAGGTAGTGTAAATGTACTATTTGAATTCCCAGCTCCATAGGTAGTTCCGATGACTTTAAATAGATCGCTATAGACACTTCTACTCACTACGCTTCCGTCGCAAATAAGCCAACCATAAGGGGCAGTAGATCCGGCGAACATTTGTATGCTGCCGGCTGATATAATAGTTTCTTGCACTGCTTGAAATGCAGAACCTTTTGGCGAATTGGCTGGAGTCATACCATAGCTAAATGCTCCTGGCATTAGTAACTACCTCCCATTACACAAACTTGTAAAGCAGTAGTACTAGCAGTAGTAGTAACACTAACGGAGGCAAAAAGCTTAAATGTAGGTGGTAATACAAGCGGGTTTACGAAAGTCAAAGTATTAGTAAACCCAGCAACAGTAGTGGAGGGAGTCACAGCTGTCACAAGTATTTCTGCAAACAAGAAAGCAGTAGTTCCATCCCATACCCATATGCCTACTATATTACCAGAAGTGGCTGAAGTAAAAGAAGTAGAGCAAGAGTTGACTTGAATACTGTCAATCCTTAGCCCATTAGTAGAGGTTGGTACAACCTCTACAATATTTGCTGCTGCAAGACTAGCTGTCGCTGTCGGGCCTCTAGTTGTACAAGCTGTTTGTGCTGCAAGAGTCTTTGCAACAAAGTATGGTGATTGAGGAAAAATAGGTGTTGATGTAACTGGCATATGTGCTCCTTTTTAGTATAGACAATTATAACTACAACCCGCCAAAACTACTAGCGATTATAGTGTTAGAGGCTCCAGCGGCTCCCGCGGCTCCGGTTGCTCCTTGTTGTCCAGTTGCTCCAGTTGCTCCGTTATTTCCTGTAGCTCCTGCATCTCCAGTTGCTCCGTTATTTCCTGTAGCTCCTACATCTCCTGTTGCCCCGTTATTTCCTGTAGCTCCTGCATCTCCAGTTGCTCCGTTATTTCCTGTAGCTCCTGCATCTCCAGTTGCTCCGTTATTTCCTGTAGCTCCTGCATCTCCAGTTGCTCCGTTATTTCCTGTAGCTCCTACATCTCCTGTTGCCCC